TGAGAATTATCAAGAGCAACACCTGCAGCTAAATAAGAAGAAGTAGTTTCAAACTCCCAATACCATTTTCCAGACGATATACCTATTGTTCCAAAAGCCTGACCATGGCTTCCAGAAGAAGCTAAGGTAAGGTTACCATTTGAAAGGGTAATGCTGCTACCTTTTTTAAGTGGATTAAGTACACAGTAATTGCCCTGCACTGTTCCACCAGCACCAGTGTCTCCACCAGTTGGTTCAAAATTCGTTGGAGAGTCTACAGAAGTGTCTATCCCAGCCTTAGTAGTAGTACCAGTAAAGGTTAAACCTGTCTGATCTACAGTTTTAGGCCAACCTAAATGACTATCTAGACTAGTAGAACCTGCTCCAGAATAATAGTAAGAGCCTTTTGTAGCAGTAAACTGTCTAGTATTATTACCACCACCTGCAAAACCTAACCATCTAGCAGTAAGAGTTGGACCTGTATCTTGATCCTGAATAATGAAATTCCAAGTTATACCATCTTCAGACCAAATATAATTAATATTACCATGCGTACCATCAGAAGCATTAAAGGAGCCAGTTACTGGTTGATCTCCTGCAGCTTTGATAATCATCGTTGCGCCACCTGAGACTGTTATTGTAGTATCCCCTGTCAGGGTTGATGTGGCTGTTGTACTAATCCCTTGTAGTGCTGTAAAATGAGGACTACTTGGAACTGTAAAATTAGATGTATATTTAGCTGCGCCTTTGTAGACTCGGATATCATTCA